TAAACAGATTCGTTGTAGATATAACAGCAAAACAAGTAGTTGATCACACATTCTGTGAAGTATTATTTGAAAGAACAAAAGACTTACCCACAAGTCGTGTATCTAAAAAGAGAAACAGTTATATAACACTAGCCGCAGGTATAGTAAGCAATATTATGCGTAATCCTGATGTAGATATAGCAAAGGCACAATTAAAACATATAGAAACATTATTTGTGGCTATAAATGCTCTTTATAGTGAAGATGGGCACCTATGCGATGAAATAGGATACAGTCACATAACAAAACAACCAAACGAAGTACCAAAACAGATAAAATTTATTGAGGCATAAGATAAATAGGTATACATTAAGGCAAACATTATGGCAAAAACATTAAATAAATCAATACACAAATTGGCTAAAAAATATTATGGCACAGAAGACTTATCTGCTTTAGCACCTTATCAATTGGATAAATTAGCATCATGGGTAACATGGAGTGAAGATAAAGGTAAAAATCAAAGCAGACGAGCAGAAATGGCATTAAGAAAAAACAAAAAATATCAAGGCAAAAAAACATACTCTGGTGGATTAGGAACTCCTAAAGGAAATACCCATCCAAGCAGAGTAGGATAACAAACAGGACATAAGGTTGGTCACCGGATATACAGACCCTGGCAGGACTTTGGACTATATCGTTGAAGCCGCAGATTGAGTATTCCTGTTCTCACATATGGCAAAATAAAGAATGTATGCTCTGAGAAAAAGCAACATACACTAACAGATAATCGAATGTTACAAGATTACTGTTAGCCCGAATGATACCAGAGTGGGTATTGTACGGAGGGATAAAGCATTCCGCCCTTCAAAGCAACCCAGTAACAATGACTCATCTTACCATGATGACACATTTTACTCCTATATAGGAGTATTATGATCTTTCTTCCATGATAACGGTTATAATGTTCTTACTTGGTTCGTCTTAGAAGTAAACAACTACGAAGTGTCCGAAGGCACGAGTAGTTGATTGTAAACACGAAGTGTTTGCAAGAAACACATAACTTAATTAAAACAGCATATAAATACTATTATGCTTACAAAACAGCAAGAAATAAAGGTCAGTAATAGTCTATATAGTACATATAGTGTAAACATGTACTGGAATCAGTTATATCACCAAGAAGAAGTAACAGAACAACAATGGGAAACCATTAGAGCCTTGGCTGAAATGAGCAAAACAGAACAAAACAATTACATAATTATAGATGATAAGTTAGTCAAAGCACCTACTAATAAAAAGACGCATCAAATTCCTGTAATTAGATAAATATAAGTATACGCATACAGTAGCGATAATACTGATATACAGGAGAAGCAATGTCAACTGATACAGACCAAAAGACACCTTATAAAGTAACAAACATTAAGTACGGTGAAAAGACTGTAAGAGGCCGTGTCATCGGGCGTAATAAGACTGTTATACCTGAAGAACAAGTAATGGAATTAGCACGTTTACATTGCACAAATAAAGAAATGGCAGACTTCTTTGATGTACCATTAAGCACCTTTACGGATAACTTTCGCGATATTATCACAAAGGGCAGGTTGGAAACGAAACAACGTCTAAGAGCGGCACAATTGAAGTTGGCTCTTAATGGAGATAGAACTCTGCTTATATGGTTAGGTAAGAATATATTAGGTCAAAGTGAAAGTCCTATAAGTGCTGAAAACACCCAAGTATTACCTTGGATAGAAGATAACGCAGAAAAATAACTTCTGCACATAAAGATATGCAGTTAACAGATATACAGAAAAGCATCATAAACAACGATGCCAGATTCAAAATCGTAATAGCGGGTCGTCGTGGCGGTAAAAGTTATGCTTCTATAGCCAGCCTTGCCAAATATGCTAGATACCCCAATCGCAAGTGTATGTATATCGCACCCAGTTACCGAATGGCAAAACAAATTATCTGGGAAGATCTAAAAACAATGCTTAAAGAACGCAATTGGGCACAAAAAATTAATGAAAGTGATCTAAATATTACCCTAGTCAATGGTAGTACAATATTCTTGCGTAGTGCTGATAATCCAGATAGTATAAGGGGTATAGGTTTAGATTATGTAGTTATAGATGAAGCCGCTGACATACCCAAATTAGAAGAAACATGGCAAGCAATTATTCGTCCCACACTATCAGACCGTGAGGGCTCTGCTATGATAATATCATCTCCCAAAGGAAAAGGTTATCTGTTCGATTTATATAACAATGCAAAACATCTAGATGATTGGGCAAGTTGGCAATATACCACAGCACAAGGCGGTATCGTCAGTGAAGAAGAATTAGACCAAGCCAAAAAAGATCTAGATGAAAGAACATACAAGCAGGAATATGAAGCACAATTTGTAGACTATAGTGGTGTTATATATTATGCCTTTGGCGAACACAATATTAAAGATATGTTATTTGGTAGTGAAAATATACAAATACCAGTTCATATAGGTATTGACTTTAACGTTGATCCAGGGTGTGCTGTAATAGGCTTTAAACATCAAAATGGTATACATATCTACGATGAAATAGAAATATACGGTACTGATACAAGAGAAATGGTACAAGAGATACAAAGACGATATCCAAATCGTAAGTATATATGTTATCCGGATGCCAGTGGTGCACAACGCAGAACAAGTGCCGGAGGCGTAACTGATCACCTAATACTAAAGAATGCTGGATTCCAATTGAAAGTGGGTAGTGTTAATCCTTCAGTAAAAGATCGCATAGCAAGTGTAAATGCTGTACTAAAAGAAGACAACACTAGGTTGACAATATCACCAAAGTGTGTTAAAGTTATAAATGGCTTAAGAAAACACACTTATAAGGAAGGTACTAGATTACCGGAAAAAGATGGTGCCCATGATTATTCGCATTTTAACGACTCTGTGGGATATATGATTAATAATTTATATCCAATGCGTTATGAAAGTAATCAATCTTATAGATATCTATCGAGGACAGTATAATGGCAAATGTGGAATATATAATAAAAGTAATTGAACCCCAAAAGGAATACTTAAAACCTTTTGTTCAGCCTACATTAGATGATTGCAGGCGTGAAGCACAAAGTTATTTATGGAGTAGGCCTGAGGGTACAAAATACATATATGTAGCAACAAGGATAAGAGACACATCATGATCGATCCTCTTAAGATAATAACTGATGTTGAACCTGCACAATATTTAAATAGGTTATCCAATGTGGAAAACAACATACAAGCAGTAAGAGCCGAATTTGTAGGAAAACCGGAAATATGCCACACTCTGGTTAAACATATCATATACTTACGCAGAAACATAAACGTTGCTGAAAACAAGCCAGAATTCTTTAGATTAGTATCAACATACATAAACACCTTTTTAAAACATTATGACGTTAGATGGTTACTAAGTATATGCGACACATATATTGACCATGGAGACGAAATTAGTAGTGCAATTGCAATGAATATAGTAAATATAGTTAATGGCACAAATATACAAAGTACTTTAATGTATACGGTACCTGAACCAATTATGTTAGCAAATAAAATGAATACAGATCAAAAGTATCCAACATGGGGCGGTATGATTACATGTGATATCGTAACAGGTGACACCATACATAACATGATGACCAGAAACGACAAAGTTATATCAGGACATCCAATATTAAACAAAATATGGGGTCAAATTAAAAGCATAGGCAGAGATGAAGCATTTATACCTGTAAATCAAATTTGCAAAGCACATAGTAACCCTGAATGGAGAACATATTTCAAATGAAAGATCTAATTAGCAAAGAATACAAAGACGTGTTAGCATGGGAACATTCTCATACGCCTGGTAAATGGGGGCATACAGCAAGTATGTATGTCAACAACATAGTACAAAACAGCAACGGAGTTACTGAATGGTTAGACTATGGCGCCGGTCATGGTGGATTGGCAATTGCCGTAAAAGAAAAACATGGTGACAAATACACAATTACAGAATACGAGCCCAGCAGGCCTGATGCTACTAAGCCAGAGCCCAAAGACTATGTAGTATGTGTTGATGTATTAGAACACGTTGAACCAGATCTAATAGATAATGTGCTGGATGATTTGCAAAGAGTAACAAACAAATATGGTTACTTTACAATAAGTTGTAGGTTAGCCGCAAAGATACTCAAAGACGGTAGGAACGCACATATATTAGTTAAGCCAAAAGAATGGTGGAAAGAAAAATTAGAAAGTAGGTTCACAATTAAAGATGAGTCCTGGGAACCGGGCGATAAGAATTACAGAGTAATTATAGAAAAATTAACAAAGGAGAAGATATGAAAATACCAGAATATTTAAAACAAGAAAGCACACATGTCACATTGGGTGTTAACACAATGAGTCTTGTAGGATTAAGTCTTACTTGGGGTCATATGCTAGGTATGATTAATGTATGGTTCTTACCATTAACAATTTTAACATTATTAGCAGGATTCGGTAACGAAATACGCAAAAGAGACTAATATGCCTAGTAGTAGCGATGATAAGAACGCAACAGAACGTTTTAGCAAATCAACTGTAAAGTCTGCTGAAAAATTAATTGATAGTTCACCACAGTTAAGAGCGGCAAGAGATATATCTAATGGTTTCAAGCCTGGCTCTGGCATATCAACAGGTGCTAGTGATCCTCAATATAAAGAGAACTATGATAAAATAAAATGGAATAAGGATAAGAAAGAAAAGCCAAAGTTCCGTGTTAAAGTAAATGGAAAATATATTGATGAAGAAGAGTAATTGGCATGGTGGTAAAGGATCCGGCAGACGCAGTAGTCAGGATGATAACAAGTATGCTGACAACTGGGACTTAATATTTGGTAAGAAAAAGAAAGAAAAGGAAAATAAAAATGGCACAAAAACAGCAGATAGAAAATAAGCCTCATATAGGTTTCTTCAAATTAGGTATAGCAATTGGTAATGAACCTATCCAATACAGTTACACACATATATTAGCACCAAGCAAAGAACATATGGATGCCGCGGTACTAAATTATATTCACAAGTATGGTATAAGAGAAATGCAATCAATCACACAGGAAGAATATGAACAACAATTACAGTGATATAGATTTTTCTGCAAGGCCACACGAAGACATGTACAATGAATGGTTTTATGGTTATTTCAATTTACCTAAAGATCAAAAAGCACAGGAAAGATTGGCAGACAGTGAATTATATCAAAAACACTTGATGGCAAAAAAGTATGGTATACAATTATATAATATGTTCGGAGTAAACAAATGAAAGCAATACACAAATACAAACATTCAGCACAGCAGGGTAACACAGAAGCTCAGAGAAGAATAGCACAGAGTTATGGTTACAAATACACACTAGCAGACGCACCTCTTATGCAGGCCCTATTACAAAGAGCAGGTATAGAATTTAAAGATGTGGACACCATAAGTCTCTAGTAGACGCCACATCAAAAAGCCCTAGTGAGCCCGTCAAAGGCAGTGCCATGCCAAAGTCCCGGTTACTCACTAGGCACCCGTTATAAATAGTAGTAAGATAAATTAATCGCGGTAAAGTGTCCAACTAATCCGCAATAATAATAATTTAATCTTCTTCATTAGATTCGGCCTTTATTAAAGGTCGTTTCTTTCTGTGACATATAACTATATTATGCTTGTCCTAACTTGCAAACACCGATGTAAAACAAAGGTATGAAAGGCTCACATAACGTGGGTCTTTCTTTCTAACCATTATAAATAGTATTGTGAGCAGACATATCCAAATAGTATTCTGACGATTGGTCTCCGAGGTTCACTTATGCTCTGTTCACACCTCATATTAAATTTGTAATAATTTACCGTTAGAATCATACACAAATCTATCAGCTGATTGATTGTCCCTATTCTTAGAAATTACCTTATAACCATTTTGTTTATTGAAACGTCTTATAAAGAAACCTATACTATCTACACTTAGACCAGTAGCATTAGCAATATCAGGATATGAGTAATTACCTCTTAACCAGTCTTTATAATATGTTGCTACTATAGACTCTCGTTGTTTGGCCTCTAACGTTTGACTACATGTTGATCTAGACTTTAATACTTTCTTTTTGTATTCTGAATCTTGCCATAATTTTTTACTATATTCAGAATTTTTTTGTCTTTGTATAGGATCTGCCATAAAAGCGGTGGCGTTTTTAGAAGCTCTTTTTCTGCGTTCAGGACAAGCCATCGCCCTCTTAGTAATTTCACTTTGTATTGCTTTTCTTTCATCAGACATCTTAAGATATCTTAAATCTGTTACATCGTAATCTTTTGCATTTTTAAACATATAACTATTATACTACTTTGTGGCTATTTGTCAACCTTAAATTTAAGGCCCATTTGTTTACATACCTTTTTGTTATATGGATGACCAAATGCTTTTAATCTATTGTAAACAGCAGGTGGGTTTACACCTAATTCCTTAGCCCATTCAATTGCAGATTTACCTTTATAAAATATACCTGGTTGTCTGCTGGGCTTACGATTACTATAATCAGTCTCGTATGGATGAGGATTACCATTTTTTTTCATTCTAGCACCAATACACGCTTTCGTCACACCATAATGTTCTGCCCATTCTCTGTATGATTTGCCTTCGTAAAAATTTTTGGTAATTTTTAATAATGTCTCACGTGATGGACTACCGAGCACTCTGCCTTTGTTAGCAACACTTATTTTTCTTTTAGTCTCATCAGAGACTATGTGGCCAGGCTTGGCGCCACCTCCTACTCCTAGGAATTTGTTAACTCTTGCTCTAGTCTCTGGATCCAAATGATCAAAGCCTTTATTCCAAGCAACTTTTGGTAATTTAACATCATAATCTTTACCATCTTTAAACATAATAACTCCTATGATAATGTCATTAATGAAAAGTCTTTCCAGGTATTTGGCATTTCTTTATAAAAGCCACATACCTTGTCAAGCAACCTAAATGATATAGTATTGAAGTTATCACTATGATCAATAACAAATTTGATAATTTCTTTCTGCTCAGCATCTGTCATACCACGCTCTGCAAAACAAATAATATTATCGGATTCAAACATCATACGCAAGTACTCAATCTCCCACTCTCTAGTAGGTAAACCTGTCTTAAACATTGGAGCACGGTCAACAACAGGCTTCATAATTCGCTGAGCCTTACTCATACGACCACCTGCATATTCTAGATCCTTGTTGGTAATAATAATAACACGAGCAGTCATTACATATTCGCTAGGTATACCCATTGATTGTAAATTGGTATTCTGCTTACTCCAAGTAATC